GTCTCATAATCAACAAGTCTTTCGGTTTTATGCCCGTTTGCACAGGCAAAATCAAACATTCTTTTCATTCAATTCCTCATACGCTCTTTCGCTGACCTCTTTCAAGGTTTTCAGCCAAGTCAAGATGGAAAGTTCACCTTTTTTGAACATCAAGGTCTTTTCATCAGGAATAACGCTTAGATTATTGAGCGACTCTATCATATTGTCAATATCTATGCACAAATCCTTCCAACCTTCCATCCCCATCATTTCAAAGCGGGATTCATAATACTTTTGTAGTTCAGGATTCATTGTTTTCTCAAAAGAACATTAAAAAGTTGGCGTTTCCAGCACTAGGCGCAGGAGGTGCTGTGAATATCCATCCTGTATTGTTTCCACCATCAGTAGAATTTGCCCCTGCATACCATCCTGCCCCGCCTGTGGCTGTAGACCTACTGATAGACAAGAAGTCTGAACTAACAGTACCGCTTGCTTTAGATAACGTATGGCTTGCGGCAGTTACAGAGCCGATTGTTATCAAGTTTCCTGATGTACCTGACAAGCTGAAATTACTGAACGTGCTAGTTGTCCCTGCCGTAAACAGGATAGACGCTGGTTGAACAGTATTAGTTATGTTGCTAAATGTGTTTGAGCCTGTAATCGTCAAAGCACCAGCACCGCCTTGGTTGAGTGTGCAGTTAAATGTAGAACCCCCACCCTGAAACGACTTAGCGGTTGCGCCAGTCATGGAGATTGTGCCTGTCCCTGTCCCTGCGGTTGTGGTGAAGTTGGTAGGGTTGGAGTTGTTAAATGCAATTGTTGAGGAATTTGCAATAACTAGTGTGCCACCATTAAAGGTTATATTTTTTGTCCCTGCGTTAATGGTAAACCTATCATTAGTGTTAGCGCCGCCAATGGTAAAAGTTTGTCCAAATAAATCTAGCGTTCCATTTGTTAAGTTTATACCTCTAGCTGTGCCTGCTGTTAGTGCATCTTGAAGTTGAAATGTTCCACCAACGCCGTTAAATGTGATTGGAAAATCTAATGTTTTTGTGTTTGTGGTTATTTGCTGAGTACCGCTTGTAGCACCAAACGTCATAGTGCTTCCACTAGCAGTAAGCGTCATTCCAGAAGAAACTTTAAAGTTTCCATATATAAAAACTGACGATGTTGCTCCCAATGTGCCAGCATAACCAGTAAAGTCAACATTTCTTGCAGAATGACCTGAACTCCCTAAAAACGTTAGCGCATAAGTTCCACCAGTAAAGTTGTAACTGATAGAGTTTGCTTCAGATAATGCACCTGTAGATACAGTAATAGCAGTAGAGCCTGTACTTGTGACGTTAACAACTTGTGTGCCTGTTGTAGTTAGTCCTGTAACTGTTGATGTAGTCCATGCAGTACCTGTACCAGTACAAGATATTTGACCCGTACCAAAAGCAATTGTTCTTGTGTTTGAGTTGTTAGAGTCAAATAAACCTGTGCTTAATGTGTATGACTGAAGGTCTAATGTGCCACTAGTTAATGTTGTTGTTTTTGTTGTCCCTGTTGTCAAAGCATCTTGCAAAGTAACTGAACCACTTGGATTGTTAATACTTATTGCTTGAGTAAATGTTTTTGCAGAACTTGTAATTTGCTGTGTTGTTCGACCAGCAAACGTAAGTGCGTTAGTACCTGATATAGTTATTCCTGTGCCATTTATCCAATTGCCATAAATTGATGGTGCAGTTGTGCCTGTTGCCAACGTCATAGTGTTTGACGTTCTCAAAGACATATCTATTGTGCCAATGTTGTAATTAGCGTTAATAGTTATTGTTGAACCTGATGCGGGATATGTAGCCGCAGGAAATACGGCTGTATCTTGTGCTAATGGAAACTGAGTTGCGTCTAATGCACCACCTGATGTAGCAGACCAAGTTCCACCAGTAAGTGAATTACCCCAATCGCCAGTACCAGTCCGTCTAAAATAAACAGTCTTAGCCGCACCAAAAGTAATATTACTATTGCCTTTGCAGTCGCCAAGCCTTGTTCCAGATGCAGGGGATGCCGCACCTGCAATAGTTATATCTCTAAAATCGGTATCAGTAAAAGATACTGCCGCACAAGTTAATGTGCGTGTAGTGCCAAGAGTGTTAGATGCAATAAATATGCGAAATGCAGAAGCAGTACCAGCACTAACTGTAAGTGTGCCGTTAATTGTTTGGTTTGCACTAATACTTAACAAGCCAATACCAACAGTTGTTCTACCTGTTATGGATAGGTTATTGAATGTATTTGCGCCTGTGATTGATGGTGAAGCAAGAGCCGTAGATGTAAACGCTACGTTGTAATAACTTAACTCACCACCAGCAAATGTTGCACTTGCGTTAGAAAGATTAATTGTTGATGTTCCCGCATTAAGTGTTGCATTAGTGCTGGTTGGCATCTCCCAAGCAGAACCACTCCCACTTAAAGTAACTGTAGAAGCATTTAAATTTATTGTTCTTACGTTTGAATTACTAGAAGAAAATTGAAAAGCAGTTACAGAATAATTTCCTGATGAAGAAGTGTCAAATGTTCCGTTTGTTACTGTGATTATTTGACTTGTAGCATTTAACGCACTACCTAAAGTCCATGCACCACCAACACCATTAAAAGTAACTCTCCCAGCAAAAGCAACGCCATTATTCGTTATTGTTTTACCTGTTGTTGTAGCATTGAATGTGGTTGTGCCACCATATGTTGCAGAAAAGTTTGTGGCTTGAAACGTAAGACTACCTGATACTGTCAATCCAATAGCTGACCCAGCAAGGGTCATCGTTCCATCAAGACCTGACGCTGTAAAGTCATTACAGACCCTCGGCGAATTTGCCATCGTGACTGTAAATGCAGTAGCTAATACATTTGAGTTTGCGTCAAAAAATACGTTATCTGACGCTGTTGGGACAGATGCACCGCCAGCACCACCTGATGAGGCAGACCAATTAGTTGTGCTTGTGGAATCCCAAGTGCCTGTTCCAAGAATCCAATAGCGATCAGCCATTAGACCTCCTCAATAGGAGTTTCTTCAACAGGAGGTGCAGTAATCACAGCAACCCAGTTATCAAACCTCTGCTGTTTCATTGCTTCAATCTCAGCATCTGTGAAAGCATGGTCATCTTCTAAATGCAAAGCATCTGAAAATGTGCCGTACTGTGATGAAAAAGAAAAGTCAATCTTCATAGTCATGCCTGTGTGGTTACTGCTATTACATCCCAACGTGTATTGTTAGAGTTGTAAATACAACCCACATACGTTGTTTTGCTTATGGTTGTTGCTGTTGGCAAAGTTACACCAATGACTGTGTAGGTTGCATTCCAAGTCAATGCTCTGCTTGTGCCGTTATCCAACAATCTAAATATTAATTTGTCTCCATCAAGAGGTGTCCCTGTTGGTGCATTAATGGTAAGTCCTGCCGCCAACGCTGTGTATGCGTATACATCACTAGCCGATATATCAGGTGTTAAAGACGATGCTGATGCGGCTGAAGTAACTCTTGGGTCAATCCGCTTGTTTGTTAATGTCTCAGTACCTGTGTAAGTGGCAATAGATGCACCTGCCAATGTAGTAGCACCTGTACCGCCATTAGCAATTGGTAGAGCAGTACCTGACAACGTAATTGCCAATGTTCCACTTGTTGTGATTGGTGAACCAGCAACAGACAAGAATGATGGGACTGTTGCCGCAACACTTGTGACTGTGCCAGTTGCAGAATCATTGGAAGTAATCGTAAAGTTAGGATATGTTCCAGTAATACTAGTCGTACCAGCCCCCGTCAATGCCACTGTCTGATCTGGTGCAGAGTTAGTAACTGTAAAGTTAGGATACGTACCACTTGTGCTAATTCCAGTTCCCGCAGTTAAAGCAACTGTTTGGTCAGGAGAAGAATTAGTAATAGTGAAATTGGGGTACGTTCCGCTTGTGCTAATTCCTGTGCCAGCAGTTAAAACTACTGTTTGGTCTGGCGCAGTATTGGTAATATTTAACGTACCAGATGTAGTAATCGGGCTTCCCGTAATGCTAATTCCTGTACCAGCAGTAGCCGCAACACTCGTTACAGTTCCTGAACCTTTACCATTAAAAGTATTCCAATCGGTAGAAGTCAAATAACCGCTCACAGATGTAGTAGCGGCTGGCATTGATATATCAGGTGTTGCTCCACCAGTTGATGCAACAGGACTTGTTGCAGTTACTGATGTAACTGGGGCAGTACCACTAGATGCGGCAGTTATTAGACCTTTGCCGTTTACTGTAAGGGTTGCATTAGTGAACGAGCCAACATTTGTGTTAACTGTAGCAAGTGTTCCTGCGGCAGTCACATTTGCAGAACCATCAAAACTAGGACTTGTATAAGCCAAGTCACCTGTAATGGCTAATGTTCTACCAGTTGTAAGAGTAGCGGCACTTCCAGTAGTATTCTGGTTCAGTGTAGGAATGTCTGTAGCAACAACTGCCCTGAATGTCGGCACTCCAGCACTACCATTGGGTGCGGCTAAAACGAAATTTGCAGTCTTACTTGCGTATGGGTTTAAAGTATCACCATAACCGGCAGACAAAGAAATAACCGGAGTTAAACCACCTGATGAAGCAACTGGAGATGTTGCGGTAACAGCAGTCACCCCTGCACCACTAAAGTAAGAAAGACTATTCCATAGCGTAGAACCATCACCAAGTTTAAGTTTGGATGTGTCCGTTTCTAAACCAATTTCTCCTTGAGCAAGGAGTGTATTTTCCGTTGTCCATTGGCTTGCAGTACCTCGTCTTAATTGAATTTGAATAGACATTAAGGACTTCCTCCGTCTAGGGCAGTTGTACCGCCATAGATTGAATTATAAAAACCACCATCAGCGTTATAAAAGCCTGAACTTGAGCCAGCACCCGACAATCCAGCCGCACCTCGCTCTCCCTTTTCACCCTTTTCGCCTTTGACTTCTCCAACATTGATTACTTTGCCATCAGACAATGTAAAAACTAGGGAGTCATCAAAATCAACTTTGGCATTTACAACTGAAACACCATCTTCACCATCTTTTCCATTTTTACCAATTGACCCGTCTTTTCCATCACGCCCATCTTTACCATCTTTACCATCACGACCAGCATTACCTTTGTCGCCTTGTAAGCCACGATCTCCCTGTTCACCTTTAAGTTTTTTGACTGTATCAACTTGGTCAGTTAACTTAGGTAATTCTTTGTCCAACAAAAGAGCAATGGCAGATACCTTTGCCTCTGTTGAAATATCAGAAAGAATGACTTTTTTAAGGTTCATTGTTCACCAATGATGCTCTTTAAAAACTCATTATCTTTTTGGCTTTGATTTTGTTTGTCCATCATCTGCATTTCAACAATCTTTGCCTTGTTTTTAATGTCAGACTCTTTCAACATCAGATCAGCAATCTTGACCCTCTTGTCAAATTCCCTTTGATTGGCTTCATCTTCATTAGGTAGATTCTTAGTCAAAGATGCACTCATCTTAGCTTGTACTTCTTGCGGCATTAACTGCGCCTCAACAGACAATTTAGTAGCTTCAGCACGATTTTGCTCTGCCTGAGTAGTCTGAACCGCAATATTTGCTTGAGCCGCTTGCATTGCTAACTCTTGTTGCATCTGTTGCATCTGCTGTTGTTCAGGATTAGGTTGCATCATCTCATCCAACTTGGCAATCAACTCCATTCTGTTGGTCAAACTGCTGTTTCCTATGATGCCTTTGAGCAAAATAGGCAAAACAGGAGTGTTAGCGCCCAAAGTTTGCAACAAACCAATGAATTGTTGCTGTTCATACTCTCTAGCAATGATGCCTAGCGTTGCTGTAGGTATGAAATTCATGTCAACTGAAGGATAACGCTCTGGGTCAAACTGCATGAACCTGAAAGCCGCCTTCTTGATAAACGGGACAAGGAAGTCTTCTTGGAAATTCACCAATGTACGCTTGTATTTCTTGATAATCGAGGCTACAGCCATCGACATACCACCACCATCACGGCTAGATTGGGAAATCATGCCGTTAGAGTCCAGCGTACCAGTTGCTTGTAGCAACATACGTTCAAAGTCTTTAGCAGTTGCTAGGTTATTGGGGTCGCTCTGACCAAACTTGAATGGATACAGGATTTCATTGGGGTTGCCATTGGTAAGAATAGCCTTACCAGCCTTAACTTCAAACTTCATACCACGGGGTAAGCGTGTGGCATCCATAGCAACCATAGGGGCAGTGGTCAAAGCAAGTGAATCCAAGTGAGCACGAGTCTGAGCATCAATAGCTTTCTGCATATTGAAGGCTTTTTCCACTGTACCTCGCCCCAACAAGCGATTAGGCACTGTATCGTCTTGGTAAGACATTACAGGTCTATCTTTCATCATGTAAGGGTTTTCTTCAGCCTTGAGCAACATACCATCATTGGCAATCACGACAATGGCTTCAACCATATCGGTGTAGTCTTCTGCCGCAGAATTCTCAGGAAACAACTCAACTATGTCCTTGTTTTCCTTCATGTTGTTCAAATACTCACGGGGTACTAATCCGTAGTATGTCAACAACAGTACCTTCTCGTCTTGGTACTGGCTAACCTCTTGGGTAGGCTCAAGGTCAGTATCTTCATAGGTAGGGGTAATGTCCACCTTGCGGTAGATTCCACGTTCAATACCCTCTACAATCTTATGAATACTCACGTATTTCTCTATCGCCACCCCCATGCAGTCATCGACCGAAGTGCCATTAGGGTCAAACAAGAAGTTCTTAGGATTGATAGGCATTATCTTGACAGATATGCGCTCACGCTCCATCACGCCAATAGCCGCTTGCCCTTGCTGATTAGGGATGGCTTGAGTCGATGGGATGTATTCTTTCTCAGTCTTGACAATGATCTCGCCAATGCCAGTACCATAGATTTCAGCCATCAATTCGATCTGGTCGATAGATTTTCTGATTTTGTCTTTCTTGAAGTCTTCCATCAGTTGAGCCTTAATTAACTCAACATCTATAGGGTTTCCACCTATATCTTGGATATTGTCTTCAATGTCAAAGAAGTCGCCTTGCCCAAAGATAGCTTCCATGATCTCAGCATGGCGAGTCTCTACTGCTTGTTGTGTGGCAGGGGTAACAATACGGCTACGCTCAGACTCACGGGTCTTGTCTTCAGAAGCCCATTGACCTCGGAAGATACGCTCGTACTCTAAATAATCAGGGAGAAAGTTTGTATCTCGCCAATCTCTCCACTTGTCGCAGTGGCTAGTGATGAAATCGGTCAACTCTTTATCAGCCTCAGTAGGCTCATAAAACTCGTTTTGTTCTAGCTTGACTTCTTTGTCTGTTGCCATAGTGTTACCTTATTGATGAACCGATTGTATTTCCAAAGGGGTCAGAGTATGTTGGGGGTGTTTCAGGAACTGGCATCTGCAAGTCTTGAGGTGTTGCAAATGGGCTAAGACCTTGCTGAATACGACCTAAAGCAAACTGTTGTGCTTTTTGGTAAATCTCAGGTGTTGGCTCTCCACCCATACGCAATAGTTCAATCTCTTGGGGTGATAATGTTGGGACAACCAAAGGATGCTGGATTGTTTGCCCATCCATCTCAAAAGAAGATGACAACTCTGTCATTGGCTCACCAACTGATGTAGGGATAACGCCCATATAACCACGACCTTTAATCTCAGGTTGGTCATATACAGAGTTTGAATGTCTCAAGCCAAATGGCGCAAGTGGGTTTGATTCAGACGAGCCAAGAAAGTCAGGAAACAATCCCTTAACTATTCCTTGACCAGCATTGCCCATTGTTGCCATTTATATCCCCGAAATAATATCTAGCGGTTGCCACTCATCTTCATCATCATCTTGGAAGTATGAGGTTATCGCCAGTTGGTCAATGTAGGAAAGAGCATCAGGCAAGTCATCGTGAACACCTTGGGCAGGGAACATCAAGAGTTGATCTTTGAATTCATCCCAATCTTCCTCAGAGTTCAGCACAATACGCCCATGCTCAAACCTTCCTTGGAGACTCCAGATAATTCTGTCAGTCTTTTTCCTGTTGCCATGCGTCAAGTCAACTATGTGGGAATATACATTATTTTTCCTCATTAGGTCACTCAAATAAGGCAAAACAGCGTTTTTTAACGCACCTCGCTCAATTCCAACACTCAAAGGGCGGTATTCCCGCATCTTGAGCAAAATCGTAGCGGCAGTCTCCCGAATATCCCAACGACCAAAAACAATCTCTTTGACAAACCATTTGCCCTCGTCAGTCACCTTGACCACCGCAATGGCTGTCTGGTCTAGCCTTTTCTTAGAGTTAGCCGCCTGTCTAGCTACTTCCTCAAATCCAGCCAAGTCAACAGCTACAAAGTAAGAACCATAGTCAGGTTCTTCTCCGTACTTAATCCATTCTTCTTTGAATACATCGCTTCCCGCATTGTCAAAAGAAGCCATATACTCTTGTTTGAAAGCGAATGAACTTAGGGTCTTCTTCGCACTTTCGATTTCACTAGGGTCGATTAAAGGGTTGTCTTTGGTGGTGAAATGCCATGCTTTCCAATCTTCATCTTCCTCTGACTGACCAAGTTTAAAGATGTCATAGAAGAAGTTGCGACCCTTGGGAGTGCCGATGAACATTGCTCTGCCCTTTTTGTCTGACAGAGAAGCACGAATAACCTGTTCCCATGCTTCAGGTTTGATGTCTGCAACCTCGTCAAGCACAGCGTAGGTGAGCGACACTCCTCGCAAAGTATCTGGTCTATCAGCACCTCGGACATAAATCTTTGCTCCGTTTATCAAGGTAATGTCCATGTTATTGA